AAAACATACAAGTGATTTCGATGGTTGGTTCCATTACAGCTATGAGTGGCAAATGAGCACTTTGAATTTAAAAAAGAACACGCTTCTAGAAGCTATACGCACTTTATTGAAAGAAAAACTTATGGAAAGAAAAAAGCAGGGAATGCCAGCAAAATTTTATTACCAACTAAACTTTGAAAGTATAGCAAAATTAGTATATGTGCTTGAATCGAAAGAAAGTTCGACTAAAGAGGCCCTGCATCCAAAGAAAGTTCAAGTCAGTAAACACCCCAGAAGGACAACAGTGACGGGGGTTGAAACAGATTTAAAAATCCCCACTAATAAAAAAATGGAGAGTCCAATTAAAGAGGCTCAAATCCAAAAAAAGTTCGAGTCACAAGTCCAAAGAAAGTCCGAGTCTGGGGACACCATTGAAAGCCAACAGTGGCGGGGGTTGAAAAAAAATTATCCTCGCGCGACTAAGAACAGAGTAAATAAGAACAAAGTAAAAAGTAAAAAAATTATAGAAAAAAAAGAAAAAGTTTCAAACTATGGACAGACACCAAAAGAAATTGAAGAACTAAAACTTAAACCATATATTGAATTAGCCACAAGATTGTCAGGTATAATTCAAAAAACTATAAATATATCCCATGACTCAAAGAGATTGAAACAATGGGCCAGAGATATTAGGAAATTAAATACAGTGGATAACGTACCATATTCAAGAATTAAAGATGCCTTGGAATGGTATGATGATAATATTGGCGGGGAATATATACCAGTAATTCACTCTGGGGCAGCTTTAAGGAATAAATTTACCAAATTAGAAAATGCCATAGAGAGGGAATTTAAACAAACAAATCATAATCTATCCAAAGGTCGCATGTCCAAAAGGTCAGGGCTGGACTATTCCAAACTTGTCGGTAGGACGGTTGTTGGTAAATCTCTTTCAGATTTAAATAATTAAAAACATGGAAAAAGAGGTTCTATTTTTTTAGAGATAAACTTATCCAATAGGCCGACCCAATAGGGAAACCCAGACCCGGTTAAATCGTTTAAGAAACAAGGTTTTCTTGGTCTTTATAGTCAAACAGGGTAAATCGTACATGCCATGGAAAAAACGGCAAAGAAACAGGCTGATATACAAAGTACGAGAACAAAAATAATAATGCCTTGGGAAGGCTTTGTAAAACCCATAACAATATGAGTGATTTTAAACAACGATTAGAAGCAGAAAAAGCTGAACTAAGTGAAAAACTAGAAAAGCTTAGGGGTTTTATTGCAAGTGAAAACTTTACTAAAATTGACCCTGTACAAATGACCTTACTAAACATACAGGTTAAAGCAATGGAAACTTATAGTCAATGCTTACTTGAAAGAATAGTGAGGCTTGATGTAGAGTAGTGCGGTGGGGCATTATTATTTTGCTCTGCTAAAGTTGAAAACGACAGCACGCATGTAGTATTTTTCATATTGCGTGTTGTGTTGTCGTTTTAAAAAGTTTTTAGCAAGAAACACAGACATATAAATTTAAAATATAGAAATGGAAGAATGGAAATGGCATAATTGCAAAGTTTGTGGCAGGGACTACCAGAAGCCAAAAGGACAATGCCCATTCTGCAGAAAGCAAAAACTTTGGGATGGTAAAACAATAGAAGAAAAAGCACCAATGCTCAGTCCACGTTTGAAGCAGGAGTTAGAAAAACATAAAAGCTACCCATTCCCAACACGTCCGGCAGAAAGTATGTATTTGACAGGCCCAGCAGGAAGTGGCAAGACTGTATTTGCAGCAAAAGTTCTTTTGGATTTATTAGAAGATATGTTTGTTGAAGGCATCTACATAAGGTCACAGTTTGTGACAATTAACAAACTAACAGATGAAATAAAACAAGCTTATGCTAAAAAGGAACCAGACCTTCCAATAATAGAAAAATACAAGGAATGTGATTGGTTGATATTAGATGACATTGGGACTAAAGCCACAACAGACTGGGTGTATGATATTTTGTTTTCGATAATTGATTATAGATATGAGCAGCTGAAGAAAACAATTATTATCAGTAATATGTCATTTGAAGATATGTCAGCATATTTAAACGATGAGCGCATCACAAGAAGAATTGCTGCAATGTCGCAAGTTTATTATCACTTTGAAAAATAAATATGGACACAAGTAAATTTATAGAAAGAAATATAACAATAGGCCTTATTGTTTCCACCGAGTATTTTGTCAAAGTCAGGCCAATACTGGATACCAGTTTGTTTTCTGCTTCTTTGGCAAAGAAAGTTGTAGCATGGTGTTTGGAATTTTATGATAATTATGGCAAAGCTCCTGGAAACAACATGGAGCAAATCTACACCCAGAAATTAAAAGAAGAAAATATAGATAATGAAACTGCTCTTGACATTGAGGATGTTTTAGAAAGCATGGCAAAAGACTTTGACCGGGAACAGTTCAATGTGGATTATTTGGCAAAGCAGACAGAGTCTTATCTAAATGAACAACAAATCAAACAACTCAACGAAAAGTCTAGAGTTTTGTTAGAACGTGGGGAGGTGGAAGAAGCTAAACAGTTACAAGCTGCTTTTAAACCACTTTCTTTAAAGAACACAGCCGATGACATTGATCTGTCAGATGCAGACAATGTAAACGAGCTTATAGAAAAAATGTTTGAGGCACAAGAAAAGCCTCTTTTTACCTACCCTGGTGCTTACGGTCAAATGATCAACGAGCACTTAATTCGTGGTGGTTTTCTTGCTTTTTTTGCACCCGAAAAGCGTGGTAAGACTTTTAACTTTTTAGATATTGGGATGCGAGCTAGCAAAGAAGGGTGTAACGTGGTTTTGTTTCAAGCAGGGGATATGACTGGATTACAACAGCTCAAAAGAATTGCCATAAACAGAACACGCAAAAGCGATAAAGAAAAATACACAGGCAAACAATGGATTGCTTGCAAAGACTGCATTTTTAATCAAATGGACACCTGCCATAAAATAGAAAGGGAATCCAGTTTTGGTTTGTTTGAGAAAAACGAGGTGCAAGATCCACGTAAAGAAGTCACAAAGGAGTTGTTGATTGAAAAAGCAAAAGAATTCCCTGACTACAAACCTTGTCACAATTGCCACGAGTATAAAGAAAAAAGATGGGGTGTGCCATGGTTAGAATTAAAAGACCTTGGCGACCCAATGACAAAGGAAGATGCTAAGAAAGCAATAAACAAATTCTTTGCTGTTAAAAACAGGAGGTTGAAAATTGCGTCTTATCCTAACCGTACCCTGACAGTAAAAGAAATTAAGAGGCGGTTAGACGAGTGGGAAAAGGAAGGGTTTTTTGTAGATGTGGTTGTTGTTGATTATGCAGATATCATGACAGGTGCAACACATGAGTATAGGCATCTACAAAATGAAATATGGATGGATCTTAGAGGACTGTCACAAGAAAGAGATTGTTTGGTCATTACAGCGACACAAACAGATGCCAACAGCTATAAACAAGATACAATCACATTAGATAATTTTAGTGAAGACAAAAGAAAGTATGCCCATGTTACAGGAGCTTTTGGGCTTAATCAAGACCACAAAGGGCGTGAGAAATCAATTGGGATTTTACGGGTAAATGAGCTTGTTTTAAGAGAGTCTGAAATGGAAGTAGGGAGGCAGGTAACACTGATTCAGAGTCTTAAACAAGGGCAGCCGTTTTTAACAAGCTATTTCTAAAAATTTATTGCTTTTTTCCTAATTAAAATTTTATAATTGCGTATAATATAGCAACAAAAAACGGGCAGTCGGGCAACTGACAAGGTTTCTTACTTTTCCTAAAATACGCCCGTTTTTTTCTTTTTTTAAACTTAAAAAACTAAAAGTTATGTATCCAGATTATTTAATTTCGAGCATGAGAAGAAATGTGCGTGCTCACCACAACCAATTGTCAGAGGAGTATATTTTGTCAATGACAGACGATGTGCTTTATTCTTACAACCACCCGATAGAAAGGGAAGACATTGACAGGGAAATGAACAACTTAAAAACCCAAAAAACCAAAAGTTATGAACACAATCAATAAACAATTCCATTTTTGCGCAGCACATCATTTGACTG